TGATAATCTGCTTCCCGGACTCGTCGTCCCGATGCCGAGGTTGCCGGAGGAGTCAAGGCGGAGACGCTCAGAGCCACCCGTGGACGCTGCAATCGTGTCTGCGGCGGGACTCCAAAAGCCCGTGTTCAGATCGCCCGTAAAGGTGTACGACGGCGTGCCGACCGCCCCAAGGGCAGCGGCGACGGAGGTCGCAGAGGCCGCGCCAAGCGTCGGCGTGACGAGCGTCGGAGAAGTAGCGAGGACATTATTGCCCGTGCCCGTGTTCGTGACCGAGACCACATTCTTGCTGGCATCAAGCGCGAGCGCCGTCGACGCCGTGAGCGCCGACATGTTCTGCGTGCCTCCGACCGTGAGCGTCTTGCCGGCGCCGACATTGAGCCCCACCGAGGTGCCGCTGCCGGCGGCGGCGAACAGTCCGTCCACGAGGTCCAGGTTGGTGTTGATCTTGCCGCCCCAGGTGTCCGCCGATGCGCCGACTTCCGGCTTCGTCAGGCCAAGGTTGGTGGTTGTAGTGTCAGCCATGTTTGATCACCTCAAGCGGCCTGTAGATAGGCCGGGTATGTTTTCTCTGTCCAAGTCTCCGCCGTGTCTGCCACCGGCGCCCATGTCTCTGCTGTGTCGCTAATCGCCGCCCAGCTCTCGGCCGTGTCCGGCTCGTCCTCCCACTTCTTTCGCGCGGCGCAGACCAGGGTCGAAGTCGCCGTGATCGTCGCCGCGCCGATGTCGATCTGCTGCCCCGACGCGGTAAGCGTCGAGGAAGCACTCATCGCCGCCGCGCCCTGGTGGACGCGCTTTGCCAGGGCAGAGAGCGCCGCGCTCCCAGAGAGCACCGCCGCACCCCGGTGGATGCGCTCGGCTGCCGCCGTCAATGTCGCCGCGGCATTCAGTACCGCGGCGCCTCGATGAATCCGCTGCGCCGCCGCCGTTACCGTCGCGGCGCCACTCAGGGCCGCCGCTCCCAGCGCCACCCTCACGCCTATGCACGAGAGCGAGGCGGCCGCGCTTAAACTGGCGGCGCCCTCTTTAGGGTCGATGCCATAGTTTCCACGGCCGTATAGTCCTGAGCCGTAGCCTGCCACCTATTAATCCAGCGTGATGTCAAGATCGCCCGCCGGCACTCTGAACACATCGCCCGTGGCGATCGTCTTGCTCGCGGTCAGGGCGCCGTAGAACAGCATATTGCCGGTGGTCAAAGCGTCCCAGACCGCGACCCAGCCGACCACGCCCCAGGCAGAGGTGCAGGTCGGGAACTCGATCGCCGAGGTGTTCGACGCGGCGTTAGCCACAATGGTCGAACCAAACGACTGGCGCGCGTATGAGCCGCCGCTCACCTCGGTGCCGGTACCTGCTTCGGTTGGGTCTGCCGTGTGAAGGCTGAGGTAGACCGTCGTCGGCGATGTGTACGCCGTGTTCGACAGCACATGCAGAAGGATTTTGTTTTCGAGATAGTTTGAAAATGCACTCACGGGATTACCCTCGTCGGTTTGACTTTTACGGAAATGCGCGCTTGGCTAAATGCCGCGCGCTCGTTCTGCAGGATCATGTCCTCGATGGCCTGCGCGTAGAGCGGAGTCCAGAGGCCCACGCGCTCGTCGTCGCGCAGGTACGGAGCCGCCTGCAGGAGCGACCCGTAAAGGTACACATCCGGGTGCCGCTCCAGGATCCAATTTGAGGTATTGGCGTCCGAGAGCTTGGCAAGCGTCGCCACATAGGTGAGCTCCGCGGTGTACCCGGTGTCGGGCGGCGGCAGCACTTCGATCTGGTTTCCGACCAGAGCGAAATACTGCGGCTTGCCGGTCGTGCGGTACACGGTCTTCTTCGCGTCAAGCTCGTCCTCGCTCAAGAACTCAAGCTGCTGCACCGGTGATGTCGAGGTCAGCACCAGAGACTTGGCCGAGAGGAAGTCCGACGGCAGCGCCGAGAACGGCGTGTCGATGGTCGCGTTCGCGCGCTTGACCATCTTCTGCGTCGGCAGCCGGCGCTCGAGCTGCGCCTCGGCGAGCACGATGAAGTCCGGGATAACCGATGTAAGGTCGTCCCGGTTCAGCCAGTCGGCGATGCTCGCTTTAAGCGCGCTGTATGATGTTAGAGCCATCCACCTGTTCCTTCATCGCCCAAGCGCCCTCGTGAGAATACTCGAAGGTCCCGATGTGCTTCACCTGGTGCGAGAGGTCATGGTCTACGAGTACCTCGTACCCCGCCTCGCGCGCCTTGCGGCAGAAAAACACATCCTCTCCAATATAGTGCTGCCCGATTGTCGAGTAAGGGATCGCAAACCACGGCGTCTCCAGCTTCTCAAACACCTCGCGCTTCACCATCATCACGCCCATGCCGATGTAGTCCACCGGCTGTAGCCCCTCAGAGTCCGGCGCGGTATACACCCGCCCGATCTCCCCGTCGTTGTCCATCATCGCCACCGGCTTGACCGGCATCCGACGGGTCGCATAATTCGCGGCCACGATGGGCTTGTCTCGCAACATGAGGTGCCCGATGGTTTCCCGCGGGAAGCGCATGTCTGAGTCAAGCCAGAGGAGATAGTCCGCCTTCTCCTCCAGAGCCTGCCGCGCAAGCTCCATCCTTTGAGAGGCGATCAGAGTCCCGTGCGATGTGTAAAGCATCACGCGGTCGTCTGTTGTCGCGGTGTGAAACGACATCGCTCGCGCTAGGTCATAGGCAAACGAGGTCATCACCGTGTCCCTTGCTGGGACTAAAACTGCGACCGAGCGGCTCATACGCGCCCCGGCCGTGTTCTAAAAAACCTGTTATCTGCGTCGTTCAGCCAGGCCTTCATCTTCTTCGGGTCGTCAACGATGCCTTGGCTCTTCAATTTGTAAAACAAGGGCATCGGTATCGAGGCCACCTTGTTCCAGTCGCTCCAGCGCGTCTTCTCATCGGTCGCTGAATACTGGGCCTTATTCTGCTCCACCAAGTCGCCGACCTCGAAGACCGTTTCAATGGTCGCCTCGTCAGAGTCGGCGTCGTAGTGCCACCACTTCGTGGTGCCTGTCGTCGGGTCAAAGTCAAAAAGCTTCTTGCCCGAAGATTCCATATTTACCTCAACTCAAAGGGCGCCGGCACTATTACCGGCGCCCCCGAGTTTACATCACCACAATCAAGTCGTGGTGAGGTCCGCAGCGATGCCGTGGGCGGCTTCGGTGTTGACCTTTAGGCCGAACTCAACGAGGATCAAGCGCTTCTCGGCGTCGCCGGTCTTGGCGAGCTGTACCGTGCTGAACGGGCGCAGGAAGGCGACGTTCGCGTACTCAGGGTCGAGCACGAAAGCATCCCGCTCACGCTGGAACCGGTTCGGGACCACGTTCACATTTCCGAAGTCGGAAACGTAAACATCAGCCGCGCCGATGATGGTCGCGGCACGGTTGCCGACCACTTCCTTACGGATCTGGGCAATACCAGAAAAGGCCGAGACTTTCTGCTTGTTGACCGGGCCAACCATCAGCACCTTCGGAGAGCCGCCCGACGCCCACACCTTCTGCACGACGCTCTTGAGGATCGTCTCGGTGAAGGCGCGCTGGTTCCCGCTCGTGGAGTCCGTGCGGGTTGCGGTCGGTGACGAGGTGTACACCGGGTCGACGCCGCCCGTGCCCTTATCGGTGTTGGTCTTTAGGAAGGCCAACAGCGAACCGGTCTTGCGAAGCGCCGTGCTGACACCAGCCGAGCCGGCCGAGGCCGCCTGGTTGGTGAGCATGATGCTCTCCATGTCACGTTTGAGCTCAGCAGAACGCTTGGCGAGCTGGTAAGCAAGTTCGGAACGACGTCCGGCCTTGTCCACCGACTCAAGCGTGCCCGAGATCAGCAAAGTCTTGCTCGAGATCTGGGTGTAGTTGCCGACGCGGGTCGTCGCCGCGGTCGCGTCAAAGGCCGACACATCGTCGCCTTCAATCTGCGCGTTCGTCGTGCTCGCCGCGGCAAGCGAATCAGTCTGCCACTCGAAGTAGGTGTTCTTCACATTCTCGCGGCCGGCGTTCGACATGAACGGCGTCTCTTCCGGCGAGATGTTGTAGATCACATTCGAGAGCGACTCTCGGATACCTTTTGCGTTGAAGGTATCAAACGTATTAGAGGTCTGACTCATTTTCCATTACTCCAAAAATTGTTCAAACACGGCGGCCGCATCTCTGTGGCTGCCACTATTTGCGAGTTTTGAAAAAGCGGCCTTCGATGCGACGACCCTGGACGATTGCGGCGTGGAGGCGGCACCGGCCCTCATGGGCTTGGCCTTTTGGATGATCTGCGGACGCATCTGATCGCGTTTGCTCATCAGCTGGTCGAACATCATCGCCTTTCGCAGCGCCAGAACGGCTCGAGCGTCGTAAATGTCCGAAATCTCCTCGACCGTAAAGCCGAGCCGTTCGGTGGCATATTCGACAATCTTCGCCTTCTCAGCGCGCGCCTTGTCGGCGTCGCGCCACTCTGGCATAGCTTCCAAGAGTTTTCCGCGCTCGGCCTCGAGGGTATTCTCGGCCTCCGCTCTCTCTTCCACCTGCTGCTGCTCCACGATAGCCTGCTTCTGGGTCTGCACCCATGCTGCCTGCTCCTGCCTAGATCGCACCAACTCTCGCTGTCGCACCCACTCGACCGGGTTCTCTGCGTAGAGCCTCTCCCAGTCAACCTCGGGCGGTTGCAGCGACTTGAGCGTGCCCTCCAGGGCTGCCAAGGTCTGCGCATACCGTTGCCGCTCTTCCCGCGCCAGGGCCGACTCTTGCTGTGCCTGTTTCCGGGCTTCAGCGATCGCCTGCGTCTTGCGCGTGTAATCCGCGGTGCGTGAGTAACCTTTCAGCAGCTCATCCAGCTGGACATCGACTTCTTCCCCGTCAATCTTGACGCGGAATGTCTGGCCCGGCTGGGGCGCCTCTTCGGCATCCTCCTCGCCTTCGGTCTGCTCGCCCTCGTCGGCGGACTCGCTTGCCGCCAACTCAGGCTCATCTTCCACCACACCGTTTGCTTCGACCTGCTCGGTTTCGCCCTCGTCGGCGGCGAGCATCTGCTCGAATGCATCTTGCGTGGACTGATTTTCCGGGGGTTTACCCGTGCCGGTATTGCTCATAAGTCCATTGTCACCGTCTACCAGAGATTTTGTCGATGTCTCGGTTGGCGATGGCGCCGTTGTCGATCACCACCCGCAGGTGGCGCTGGATCTCGCCCAGGATGCCAACCGCGAGCCACAGCCGCTCGCGCTCCTCTTGGTCGGCGGGCTTGCTCTGGCGCCAGGCTTCCATATACCGGCGCTCAAGCTCAACGAAAGCCTCGGCCATGATGGGGTTCTCGAGCAGCTCCTTGGCCTGCATCCCCTTGCCGGATTCGATGTACGGGTTGCGCTCGCTCAAGCTAGGAGCCCGGACTTGGGGCTGTTCTTCATGGCGCGCTTCAAGAGCTTGCCGCCCTTGTCGGCCTTGTTGAACTCCTTGGCGACCTTCATCGGGATGCCGACCTTCTTGGCAAACTCCTTGGAGTGCGAGGCGGCGGCCATTAGGCGGGCTTGCTTGGCGGACTTGCTGGGCATTACTTTTTCTCCAAAATTTTGACCTTCTTCTCTTCACCGGGGAACACGACGAAGTTGCGTGTACCGCTGCCGCCCAACCGCTTATCAGCGTCTAGGTAACGGATGCCGGGGATATTGTTTTCTCGTAACCAATCTGATGTAACTTTATCTCCACCGAGCCCTTCCGACAAAGTTTCGTACAAATCTTGTCCAGTTGAATTTTTCCAACTTTCATAACGACTTCCCATTGCCTTTTTTATGGCTGGCGACTGTTCACTCAACGGCTTATCCCAATCCAGCATACGGTCAATCATGTCGTCGGGAAGGTCGGCTTTGTAAAACGCTCCGACTGTTGGCTTTTTACCTTTTTTGGTTTGTTTTAAATAATCAAGCGTATCTAAAATTTTCTGATATGAATTTTGATTAAAAATTGAATCGTTTTTAAATTGTTCGATAGTTTTTTGTTCTTTTTTAACAAATTTTATTGCTTCGTCCACATTGCCGCTTGTCATTTGCAATGTCATTTCGGCTCTTCGTGATGCGGGGTTGGTTGCCGAACGATAAATTTCAGCAACTTCTGGCGCTTCAGCAAGGTAAATTCCGTGCCCATACGCCTGCACTCCCTCGCCCGTGCCTACCTTGCTAGCGTCGAACTCGCCTAACGGGTTTTCCTCCGTGCCGGGAAACTGATGCGGTGTGCCGTGGTAGACATCCAGCTCTGACATAGGCCCACGGCGGAACCTGTTGAGCAGAGTGCCGAACGGGATGAAGTTGCTTGCCGCCATCGCAGCGGCGCTAGGGTCCTTCGCTCTACGCGCGCGCTCAAGGTCGCGCAGCGCCATCGCCTGACCGACGCCGGGCAGCGAGCCGAGGCCCATCTCGAGGACGGTATCGCTCTCGGCCTGCGGGTCAAGAGACAGCAAGCCGCGAGCCTGACGCTGCACGGCCGGCGCAGCTTGCACGGCCTCTTGGACCCGCTCAGATTCCGGGTCCAACAGACCGCGCGACGCAAACTGGTCGCGCAGGATCTCCCACCATTCCTTACGTTTTGCCATCTTTTTGCTTCCTGTACCGCTCCAACAGCCGCCGCCCGTGCGCTACGGCGCTGGCCTTGTCTCCACGGTGCCCCCACGCCTCGAGGCTCAGCTTGAGGCGCGTCTTGTCGCCCTGCTCGTCCACCAGGAGGCCGGGCATAGAACCCATGCGCGTCAGGAACGATCCCTTGCGCCGCAGCTCTTGCGGAGAATCTGGCGCGCCCTTGACGGGCGCCTTCAGCGTGCCGCCGGTCTCTTGCTTGTACGACGCGCGCCCCTTGGCGTTGAGGCCGCCGCTCGGGTTCTTCCCGGCGGCGCGTTGCCACGCCGGGGTCTTCATCGGTACATCGCTGTCTTTTTAGCGACCGACCGTGGCTGCTTTACAAACTGCTTCCCCTGAGCCTTTCCGGCGCGCTTGGCGGCGGTGGTGCGCGCATATTCCTGCGGGGATAGCGCCTTGATGGCAGCCTCCGGCAGATATCGCTCGCCCGTCTTGCTCGAGGGCTTACCGGACTTAGTGCGCCAGTTTTGCGTGGACCAATTTTTAAGAGACTGCTGTGGGGCTTTCATGGTCAGTCTTTGTATCCGCCGCCCGCCGCCTTGTACTTTTTGGCAAGCAGCTGCGCCTTTCGCGCCGACCACTCGCCTGCCTTAGTACCCTGCACGCTGGAGGATTTAATTCTGTTAAACATGTTCTTGCGCATCGTGGGCTTCGTGTAGTTGCCCGCCGCGTTCACCGTAGACTTAGGCACAAGAGCCTCCTAGAAAGTATTGAACGATCTATTTGCAATGTCGCTACGCGCCCTTATTCTATCTGCCTCAGTCATGGGTGGCGGAGAATAACTTGGCATATATGGACTTCGCACATATAAATCTTGCCTCGGCTCGTACTGCACCGGCGTGTCCTGCATCTGCACCGGCATGATGGAATCAATGTACGGCCGCGGCGGCTGCTCCATCGGGCGCTGGTAGTCGCCCACCGGCATGATTGAAACGCCGTAATCGTTGCCAGGCGCCATCTGCGGTGGCGGCGGGGTCTGATCAAAGAACTGCGGCTGCGTCTGGGGCGGCTGCTCCGGCTGGAATAAGTCCTCGAACATCTGCCGCCGACGGCGACCACCGCCACGGCGGCCACCACGGCCACCACCGAAGCCGCCGCCATACCCGCCGCCGCCAAACATTGATGTCGCCGCGAACGGGTTGAAGGCGTTGCCGCCGTAGTATTGGTTAGAAAAATAACTTGAGAATGCGTCGTTGATGGTCGGCTCGTAGGCCGGCGCGCGCATCCCGCCGCCGTAGCCGCCAAAGCCGCCTCCGCCTCCGCCGCCCATGTCATAGCCGCCGAATTGCGTGCCGTAGCCGCCACCGCCACCATAGCCACCACCATAGCCGCCACCACCGTCGAACGGGTTGTAGCCGCCCATGCCGCCACCGTAGCCACCGCCACCGTAACCGCCACCGCCACCGAACGGGTTGTAGCCGCCATAGGACGGCTCGATCCTTTGCGGGGGCGAGTAGCCGCCGCTGTAGCCGCCGTACATTGGCGAGGCCTGCTGTCTCTGGCCCATGAATGCGCTGCTCATATTAGACGGCCTCCGCGCCGCTGATGTATGCGGTAATGTAATTGGCGGTGCTGGCCTTTACTTGGATAGTGTCGCCAGCGTTCATAATCTGCGTACCGGTCCATCGGTAGGTATCGTAAGCGTCAATTTGAAAATTACTCAAAATATCAAACGCCACGCCAGCCGTTTGCCCAGAGGGGACTATTGACACATAGGCGTGATGGTTGCCGCTGTGCGTGTTGCACAGGTTGATGTCCTTGATGTACGCGCGCTTGTCTGCGGGACAGGTGTAAAGGGTCGCGTATGACGCCGTTAACTGTCCGCGAGCAAGGCGCAACCCGACGATGTTCTGAAACTCTGACACTACGGCGCCCCCAGCCAGTGCAGGACATTAAGGCTATGCACCGTTGGAATCAGCTCGCGGTTCACATTGTCGAGCTGCATAAAGTACAGCCGGTTCTGGTTCTGAACCTGGTTGATGTGCTGCGGCGCGTAACCCTGCGGAGAAGGGTTAGGGGCGGGCGCAGAGAACGGGTTCAGCTCCTTCACATCATGTCCATCGGTGGAGGCTGCATCGGGGGCGGCTGCATCGGGGGCGGCTGCATCGGGGGCGGCTGCATCTGAGGCGGTTGCATCTGATGCGGCTGCATCTGCATCGGCGGCTCGAACGGCATAATCTCAGGGATCACCGGGCGCTGCACGCTCGGGCTTGCCGTGCGCGGCTCGGCCATCATCATTTTAATGCTCTCAACATCCACCGCCGTGCCGCTCTTCAACTGGATCTCGTAGGCGCGCAACATTAGCTCCGCCTCTTGCTTGTCGCGCGCGCGGTCATCCTCGAGCAGCATCTGCTGGCGCTTGAGCTCGAGCTCCGCCTGCTTGTTCTGGATGTCCGCCATGATCTTCTGGCGCTCAACCTCGGCCAATATCATCGCCGGGTCAGGGGGCGGGGGCGGCGGCTGCGGCGGGGGCGGCATCATCGCCGGGTTTGAGAAGAACTCGTCCGCGTTCTTGTAGCCGGAGGCCTGCACTATTCGCACGAGCGTGTTGCGGTACTGCAGGGGCGTCACGAGCTGGTTCTGCGGCCCCATCGTCTGCAGGATCTGCTCCTGCTTCTGCGCGATAGCGGTCAGCACAGCAACCTTCTGCTCTTCGGTGCCGCCGCCGAGGGCGACATCAATCTCGACATCCATGTTCGCGTCCCACGACCGTGGGTCAATCGGCACCCACTGGTTGCGAAGGCGCACCACCCGCGCTCGGTCTTGGTTCTCAACGACGAGCTTTAGAATACCCTTGAACAGGGCGCGCATCCCGGTTTCGCTGAAAATCCGGGCGATCAGCTCAAGATGCTGCTGCGCTGCGCTTACCGTCGCGGCGACCGCCGCGCGGGTGGTGCTCTGTAGTGCGTCGGCGTCAAGGCCCATCGAGGCCTTGCTCATGCCGGTCCGCGTCTCGCGTACCTCGTCGAGGTAGCCAAGCATCGGGAACGCGGCCTGGCCGACGAACGGAATGGAGAACGGCTGCACCGCGCCGGCTTGGCGCATACGGATGACGCCGCCCACCTCGGTGTTCAGCACATCGTCCATGTTCACCTGTCCCTCAACCACGCCGACGCGCGGGTGGATTGCGAGCGACAACGAGTCAAGCATGTTGCGCATGATCGACGACTTGATCTTCTGCAAGTCGGCGGTCATGTCAAAAATAGAGAGCCCGATGAGCGCGTGCGGCTCCGGGTCTGGGCAAAAAATGGCAAACGGTGAGTGCGAGCACGGCTCGTTCATCACCATCTTGTACGACGGCCCCACGGTGCAGATCTTCCGCAGCTCCGAGATGCCGTCGTTGTCATAGTCAACCCGCACATACGCCTCACAATAGAGCACGCGCTTGTCGTCTTGCGTGCCACCGGGGCCATAGGTCTGGGCGTAAGGGTTGCGCGCTATGTACTCGTCGTTGCTGTCGAGCTCGTAGACGCCCACCTGCGACTCGACCTCTTCCTTGTCGTAGCCGAGCGCCACGAGGTCAGAGACGCGCATCATCCGCCGGTGCGCGACCAGGGTCGCGTCTTCAACGGAGCGCGCGCGGCGGTCGATCAGGAACTCCTCCGGCGGGACCGCCTCGACGCGCACGCGGCCGTTCTTGGTCTCGCGCTTGAGCTCGATCGAGTAGATCTGCGGCGCCGGCATGGGCTCCCCCGTCATCGGGTCGAGCATGGGCTGACCGGTCATCGGGTCCATCGGCGCCTGGTACGACGGGTCGTCCATCGACGATATTGCGCTGCCGACAACATCAGGCTCAGACATCAGCACCGAGAGGCCAGACTCATCCAGGCCGGTGTAATACTCGGTCTTGACCTCGACCTTCTCCTCCCAAACATACTTTGCGACGCCGAGCGCGCCGCGCAGCGCGTCCTTAAAGATCGAGTGACAAATCAGGAAGCCGTTGTTGTCGTTCGTAAAGATGTAGTTTATGTAATCGGTTGCCTGCTCCGCGGCGGCCACATCTTCGGGGTTTCGCGGCACGAAGTTGACAATTTTCTTGGAGCCGAAGAAGACCTTCATCAACGACGGCATGATGCCGGTGATGGTGTCGCGCACATCGGTTGAGACGACCTGCGATCGCCCCTCCTCCTCGTTGCCGAAGGGCTCGCCGCGATAGTATTGGATTGCTCGCGCGCGGACCGGGGATAGCTCAGAGTCCACGAACGACACGGCGTCGTTAAGCTCGCCGCCTACCGTTGCCTCGAGGTCAGAGTCGGCCATCGGCTCTAGGATGCCGACGCTTTCCGCGCTCTGCTCAATCATGGACCCGTCTTCGCTATACATGAAATCGCCACCCGTGCCGATTTTGATCTATCCCCATTGTCAGCCCAAAAGGGCGCCAAACTCGGCGACTGTTAGCCGCACGAGCCACGCCTCCCGGTCCTTCACCCCGAACGAGAGCACGAACCCGCCGCCGTGCTCGGCGAGGCCGGCGCAGAATTCGACCTGCGCGCCACGAAAGTAAAACTCCCGCCCGGCGTGCGTTGGCATCAGCTTGTCGTCGTAGCGCACCAGCCGGTGAGCGTAGTACACCCGCCCGCGCTCCTTGCGACGCTGGTGAACCACCCCGACCAGCGCCCCGGCGTGGGGGATAATCTGCGACCCGCCGGACCAGCCGCCCAAGGCTGGGAACGACTCAAAGCACAGCCGCTCGCGCGTTGGCAGGAGCTGGTACGACTCGGCCGGGTGGTGCGAGTACACGAACGCGAGCCGCTCCTCGGCCACGAGCGGCATCCAGTTTTTTTCCATTTCGCGTGCGTGCGGGCTGTGCAGGAACTCGAGCTCGTCGACCAGGCACCCGTCCAGAGCACAGAGCGCCATCGTCGTGCGCACCCGGGGGCCGTGGTGCAACCCCGAGGCCGTAAACCGCCACCGGCCACGGAACCAAAAGAGCCGCCCGTCCTCTAAGCCGTCCCGGCACGGCAGCCGCGAGGCACGCTGCGAGGCGTCGTCCACGCGCTCGACTCGGGCCAGGGTTAAGTCGTCGCCGATGTCGGCGATGTAGTTAACCGTGTCCGGGCCAGGGTCGTCGCGGAACCAGATCCCGTCCGTCTCGCCGAGCTCGTAGTTGACGGCGCGGATGAGGCACCGCAGCTCCCCGCCTGGGCCAACGGCCACCGACGGGTTGCACGGCAGCATCGGCGCGCACGGCACCTCGAGGCGCACGAAGCGCCCCGCCGGCAGCCGGTCGCTAAGTATCAGGCCGCCTTCTTGTCCAAGGGCGGCGGCGGCGCACTCTTCCCGCCACCCTTCGGCGGCTCGGGGGGCGGCTCTGTCGGCGATGGCTTCGGTGGCGATTTCTTGTCTAGCCGGCGCTGGAATTGCGCGATGTCGCTTTTTTTGAGCATTCATCCGTCTCCTCACATGTGAATGGTCGAGGGCATTGGCACCGCAAGATCTTGCGTCGCCTGAGAGACCAATGGCGGGACCGCGGTCAGCACGCTCAAATGCGGCAGCGCGTACCACTCGAGCAGGATATCCACCGGCGTGTTCGCGGGCTTGGTGTACTGCTGCAGCACAGGGATCGCGCGACGGCGGTGCCAGATCGCGGCCGTACAGAGCGGGTACTTGATGTCCCACAGGGTCGCCGACTCCTTCTTCGCCGGCTTCTGGTCCGTGCAGCAGGAGTTTAGGTACACAAGGTCGCACGACTCCGGCACCTCGGCGCGTACCTGCGCCCAGCGCTCGACAAAATTATCCGGCAGGATGAAGTCGTCCTCGAAGATTACGAACTCCTCGTGCCCGTCGCGCCACGCAATCTGCCACGCGATGTGCCACGAGAGCACCAGGCAGGTGGCGCCGCGGGTCACGAAATAGTCCGTGTGCATCGGGATCTCGGACTTCACCTGCATCGTCTTGCCAAAGACGCCGTAAACGAAATCGACCTCTATCCCCGCCTTCGCGGCCTGGGCGCGCGCGTGCTCGGTGCGCTCCGGGGTCTCGGCGAGCGTGATGCAGTAATACTTCACTCGATGCCCTCTACGCCTCGGTCCTTGCCGAAGGCGAACTTGCCCGAGCGGCGCACGACAGAGCGGTGCAGAAAGTGCGCGTCGCAAAACTCGTCCACCGCTCGCGTCACGCCGGGCCACGCCTCGTAGTCATCCCCGAACAAAATCCCGCCCCGGCGCAGGAGCGGCCAGTAGTTTGCTAGGTCCGCCTTGCAATCCTCATAGTCGTGCGAGCCGTCGATGTAGATCACATCCGCCACCACATTTTTTTCGGCCAGCACCCGCGCCGCGATCGTCGCCGGCAGGGGGAGGGGGGTCACGCGCTCGGTCAGCTCAAGGTGAACCATGTTCGACAGGAACAGCTCGTGCAGCCGTGGGTAGCCCGCGTGCAGCCGCAGCGCCTCGTGCAGCCAGCGATTGTCCCCGTCGTGGCGCGCGTAGTTCTCGTGCGACCCGAGCCAGGTGTCGATGCACAAGAGCCGCGCGTCTAGCCCCAGGCGCTTGCAGATCGCCATCATGTTAGCCGCCGAGCGCCCCTTCCACGAGCCCACCTCGATGATGGTCGTGGGGCGCACCGCCGCCAGGACCTGCTCGAAGATCGGGTCATCCGAGCCCCAGCCCTGCAGGTCGTGCTCGATGAGCTTCGCGCCCGAGTACGGGTCCACCAAAAAGAAATCACGCCAGTTCATACAACCCCCCGGATCTGCCGCTTGATCGCCTTCTGCCAGGTCGGCGCGTACACGCCGCCGCCCGTCGCCGCCTGCGACGCAAAGGTCAAAACGAAAGCGTCCGCCACATCGGGCGACGCCAGCCCCCTGCGCTTCATGTCGTCCTTGCCCTCGAGGCGTAGCTTACCGTTCGACATGAACGAATAGCGCGGCGAGGATAATTCATTCACCAGTCGCTCGTCTCGCGGTAGCTTGCAGTCGCGCGCCTCGAGCCACGCCTTCGCCTTGCCCCAGAGCTCCGCGCGCAGGTTCATGTACTGCCCCTTAAAGGCCGGCGACTCGCCGACATTGATCCCGCGCGCCGGCAGCTTCAGCTCCCGCAGCCGGTCCACCACGCCCGCGCCAAGGCCGATGCTGTCGATGAGTATCTCGGCCGGGCGGTCCCGGTGGTCGGTGCTCTCGAACTCGTGCATCACCGCGCCAGTTAACGACATCAGGTCCAGCCCCTTCCAGGTCTTGACCGGCGCCACGACCACATTCGCCTGGCGCTTGCACAGCGCCGAGGAGTCCGCGCCAAAGCGCGCCACATCGAGGCCCCATAACACCGGCGCGCCAGGGTTCTGAACCACATCCCGGTCCACCGCCGACTGGGCCAACTCCAACCCGATCAGGGTGTCGTCGTCCGCAACCGGGAACTCGCCGAGCACGCGCACCCGGTAGGCGTTGCTGCCCTCCCCGTACCGGCTCGCCATCTCGGCCACATACTCATCCGACACCCTGGGCGAGTCGAGGCAGCTCACATGCAAATTCTTCCACTCGCCGGCCAGGCGGTAGAAGGTGTCGTAGAAATACCCCTGCGTCCGGGTGGGGTTGCCGAGCAGCAGCGTCGTCGCGTTGTGGCCCGACATGCTGCCGCCCGCCGACTCGAAGACGGCCTCCGATACGCCCGGCGCCTCGTCCACGACCAGCAGCACATACTCTGCGTGGATGCCCTGCAAGGCGTCCGGCTGCTCCGCGCGGCTGGTACGGGCCGAGATGAAGGCCTCCTCCGGGCTCGCCTTCAGCTCGATGCGGTCGGACTTGATCTCGAGCAGCTCGGCCACCGCCGGCGGCAAGAGCTTGGCCCAGCGGCGGCACTCGCCGAAGAGGGCGTCGAACAACTGCGAGGCGGTGGGGGCGGTGACGACCACCTTGACGGGCACGCGGGTGAGCATGAACCAGAGCATCGCCCACGAGGCCACGGTGGACTTGCCGGTGCCGTGGCCGGAGCGGACGCTGATCTTGCGCTCACCCGTCGCCAGGAGCTCCAGGAGGCGACGCTGCCACGGGTCGGGGGTGACGCCTAGGACCTCCTGCACGAACGCCACAGGGTCCGCGTGGTAGCGTTTAACGAAGGCCAGGTACGGGTTGTCAGAATTTTTCATTTCGTGCCTGTGGGGTTACGCAAACGCAAGCCCCCGCCGGGCGCCCCTGCCGGGGGGGGGTGTACGGGGATTTGCGGGTTATCCACAGGATATCCACAGGTTATCCACAGGATATCCACAGAGTTACCCACAGAAAGGGGGGAATGACCGCAGAGTGGTCACAATGGCCCCGATTTAACATAATGGGCATTATACGCACTACGCACCGCAACCCCTTGCGAATCAAGCACTTGCGTCGTGCGCGCACTTGCACATCGGCGCGCAGGTCCGCTCGACCGCGCGCGGATCGTCAGGCACCGAGTTATGCACAGGTTATGCACAGAGTTATCCACAGGTTTTATGAGTCACGCGCGCGGACAGCGCGTCGGTCGACCCCTCTGCAGTCAGCGTTTCGGGCTGTTGCACGCTCACAGTCCGCATCAGATCGCGCACAGCAGCAAGGTGCAGCGCGGTCGTATCCGTGATCCGCACATCGGACTGGACCTTGGTCCCCCACCGTTTTGGGTCCAGCCGTTCGGCCAGCCACTGCCTCGCACCCATCGCCACCCGCGCAGCGTTCGGGTCCATCTGTTCCTGCTCCACCTGGTTAGCCAGCGCTTCAATGCGCTCCGCGTTCGCTAGAGCACGCGCAGTGCGCACCAGCTCGAACTTCTCATGCCGCTCGGGGTCGGACTGAATCGTCTCCCAAAGGAGCTGATAAGGGATCTCGCTGCCCTTCACGAACGAGGACAGACTGTTCCCGTCCGCAAGATGAATCCAGAGCTGGTCCCAGAAGTCCGACGATTCCATGACCGTCAGCGCCTTCTCCCTCCGCGCCCGCTTAATTGGTGTTCCTGCCATCAGTCTCTCGTGTGCACGAATGTGCTCACATCCTCCAGGTCCATATCGTATCCATCAACCGCAACCACATCGAAGTTGCTATACCGTCGCCGAATCGGCTCCAGCCTCCCCTGGCGTGTTGCTCGAGGAGCCGGACGGTTGCGTATCTCTTCAGCGTAAACACGGCGCCAGAGCTTCTCTGAGGTCGTGAACCTATGGCCGCAGGTCAGGCACTGCCGCCTTCGCCGCGCCTCAGCCGGGAACTGGTAGACCTTCACGACCTCACTACTAGACTTAGCGCACTTAGGGCATTTCATCGTTCGGGCAACTGCGGCTTGACAAGCTTCAGCCAGTCGTCAAGTCGCTGGATGACCAGGAACTCGCGCGCGTCGCCTCGGCACACGACCGCCGGGATCTCGTAGGGCGCACACGCCGCGGTGGCTTGATCCATCCACTCGTATACCGCAATGCTTTTTCGGCGCTTGACTTCAATCACCCAGCGAGCCAGCCGGATATCAGCGCCGCCGTCTCTTGCCTGGCCCAAGATCCGATTGGTCTGCCACCCCGTGTTATCGGTGATGATCCTGCAGACCTCACGCTCTGTCTCGGCGCCCCGCTGTCGTTGTCGTAGTCCCATTTCAGCCGCTCGCGGTCATGTAATGCGCTGGATGATAC